GAAGTCGTCACCGCGAATTGTAGGTTGCGCTGCTCCATCTCCGCCTGCTGCACTACAATTTCTCGCGCGGCGGTTGCATTGTTGTCCGCGCCGGCCTGCCGTGCTTTCTGGATGGCGGCGGCCATGGCACCGGTTGGCATGGTGAAGCCCATGGCGGCGGCGTCTTTGATGGTCGCATCGCGCACCCGGCGCGCGTCGGCGGCGTTCTTCACCCGGGCGCGCTCGTAAATGGCGTTCTCCACGGCCGGATTTAGGCCGGTGCCGCCTGCCAGGTACTTGGATAGCTGCGACTCGATGGCCGCCATTTGCGTTTTGAACTCGGGATTGAACTTGGTCAGCATCGAATCCACGTAGCCGTCCAGCATGGCCACCGTGCCCGGGGTCGCATTGGCATAGGCGTTGGTAAAGCGGGCCTCCAAGTCAGTGGGGGCCACGGCCGTATCCACCGGAGCCAGCGCAGAAAACGCCGGCAACAGGGTTTGCGGCTTTTCCGGCTCGGCGCGGTCGGTCAGTGTGGGCGCTGCAATCAGCGGATTCAGCAGCTCGGAGGGCGGGCTGGGGAATGCAATCGACGTGTCTACCGTGGGTGCAACTCCGTTGAACTGCGCCACTTGCCCCGGCTCGTTGGGCATGGTCAGGATTGGCAAGGCGGCGGAAAAGGTCGGCGCGGTACCGGGTTCGATGGCTGCAATGTCCTGAAACACCAGGCCGCCCACCGGCTCCGCGGGAAGATCCAGCGTCACCGTGTCCAATCCGGGCATGGCCAGGCTTACATCAGTGGGCGGTGCGGTAGGCAGCGCTACCGGGTTGAAGTTGGGGATGCTGTAGCCCACGGCCATGATGGCATTGGTAGCCGATTGCATGGCGGTCGTGGCTTGGTTGGTAATGCTCGACGCATACCCTTGGGCACTGGAAATGAGGGATTCGACGGACATATCAGACCTTCCGCGCCGACTTGGCGATGATGAAATTGATGGAATCTAGGGAAAACTCGCCGGACCCCTGCCCGGAGAAAGCGTAGTAGCGAGACTTGATACCCCGCCCGAACTCCTGCCGGTAGTTCTGCGCGCTGGTGTCCCGGGGGGTGCTGTAGGCATAGCTCTCGCTGGCCGTGTCCCCGAAGTGAATAGCAATCTGCGCGGCCGGAGCCATGCGCCCGCCAAAGTAGGCCCACCGCACCGTCTGCAGTTGGGTCGTACCAAAGTCGGTCATGGTGGTTTTCCAGCTCCAAGGGATTGGCGTCGGCGTTGGCTCTGCAAAGTCGGTCGTTCCCTCCAGCAGGTACAGCCCGGTGCTGCTCATGCCGTAGTAGCGGTCCTTGTAGCGCACGATGCGGTCGAACGGGAAATTGGTGTACCGGGTCAGCTCGTCGGTTGTCTCTGCGTTGTGCTTCAGGTTCAGGGCATAGGCCTTGTAGGTCACGGTAATGACTGCGGAGCCAATGGCGGTGAGCGTGGCGCCTGGGGCAATGATCCACGCCTGGGCCTGAGCGCCGAGCCGCGCGGACGGGGCGACGAGGTTTGACGAGCCGTGGTTCTGAGCCGTGGCCGTTGATGTCAGCTCGAACAGCGGGGCTGTGATCTGCGCACCGCCGATCGAGCCTGTGGTGCCGTAGACTGAGATCGTCGGTGATCCGGTCAGCGTGATGCTGACTACCGCGCCGGAGTAGCCGATGAGTGTGGCGAGTGGGGCGCGCAGCGCAGCCTGGGCTGTGGCGGACACCGTACCCGACGCGGTGATCGTAGCCGTAGGCGGCTCGATGGCCGCTGCGCCGAAGTTTGTAGCCGTGCCGGTGATGGCCAGGGTGAAGGTAGGTGCGCTCAGCGCTGCGGATGCGCCGCCGTATGCACTTAGGGCGGGGCTCGGCGCGGTGTAAGTGAAATCGTTCTTGCCTGTGCTGTCGTGCCCTTGGGATGTGAGGGTTGGGCAGGGGGCTGTGAGGACGGCCAGTGCCCCGCCGTAAGCGGACACGACCACCGCCGGGGATGTGAGGTATGCGGTCGCTTGGGCGATCAGTACCCCCGTTGCGGTTAGCACCGGGGCGGGGGCGGTCAGCGTGGATGTTCCCCCGCCGTACGCCTCCACGAAGTGGAGCGGGGCCACTAGGTCCGCCGTAGCAACACCCGGCCCGCCTGCTGCGCCCCCCAACCCGAATCCGGCCTCGTATCCTGCAGGCACGGTGTGCGTGAACGCGCTTGCTCCAAAGTTCGCGGTGGCGGTCCAGCCGAGGGCGGGTTGCGTAAAGTTGTAGTCCCCCCCGGCAATGGCGTAGGCGGGGGAGGCTATGGCGTCCCAAAGCGGGACGACCCCGAGGTCGGTCCCGTTCGGGAGGATGTAACCCATCGTGTGCGCGTTGGCGTCATAGTAGACGCCGACGACGCCCCCGAGCGTCATGTCCGCTGTAGGGGACATGGTGCCTGTCCCCCAACTTCCGCCATGGGTGGTGCCGCCGTTGTGGAGGTTCACTCCGATTACGTTGCCTGCGGCGAACAGGCCGAACACTATCCCAGGTAGCTGCCCGGAGGGGAACGTCATCTCGAAATATAGCTTACCGGCCAGGACCGCTACGTCCGTACGTATGAAAGTGCCTGCGGTAAATCCCTGTGCAGTGAGTGCTGAGTTCGTCAGCGTCACAGATGGTGCGTCTGTGTTGTCGAATATTGCGGGGGTGATTGGCATGTTGTGCTTCGGGTTAGCCTATTAGGCTTATGTCAAACATGGCTATCTCGGTATCCTCTATCGGGAGGCCTAGTTTCTTTGTGTATGGCCACCCGACGGTCTTCGTGACGGCGCCGCCCTTCATGGCGACGGTAAGCGTGCGCATGGGGTTGAGTTTGGAGGCCGTTCTTTCGCCGGACCTTACCGCTGTGTAGGTCGTGCTGGCGAGAAAGCTACCCGGGGTACGCGTCGCCGCTCTCCTGTTTGCCAGGATCACTTCTGTCCCGTTAGCGCAGATAACAGGCGCTCCGATGCCGTAGACCGCAGTAACGATCTCTGACTTAATAAGCTGTCCGTCTGGCAGAAGGACGCAGTTTGAGAGCGTCGTCATGAGCGGCCCACCAGTGCCCGGGGTCGTCGTAACTGTGACCGTAGTGGGGTTGGCCTCGCCGTCGGTCAGTGGGGATCCTGTGGTGGTACCGACCCACGTTTTTACGGTCGTCTCGGAAAGCTTTTGTGACTCCTGCGTTAGCTTTTCTTCTGTGTAGACGACTGAGCGAAACCTCGCGTCGATGTCGTGTATGCGAAACGCCGTAGTCTCTCTGGCCACGTACTCGAGCTCGACGGTCTTCGTCGTCGTGGCGTTTATGGTGGGCAGGTTGGCGGTCCAGACTGAATATTCGTCCTGGTAGAACGATTGGGTCGTCGTCTGGTGCCCCGAGTAGGTGGTCGTTTCTATTGTGTGCGCCGCCCGCACGCCACCGGTCAGGATGTGTACGCCGTTAACGTCGAGGTGCACCGCGACGTCTGTTCGCCCGGCAATAGCCCCGAACTTCCCGCTGATGTCAAAAACGACCGTGTAGCTCTCCCCCTGCGCCGGGCTCGGTGGGGTCTGGGTGTAGGTCGAATTACTGTACTCCCCTGGCACCTCCTGTGAATCCGCTACCTGGACCAGAGTATCTGTAATGGCTACGATCAATGTCTCGCCCGTGAGGCTTATATCCGCCCCGACAGGCCTGTAGGTGCGCACGGGGGTACTGGTCGGCAGCGCAACGGCCGTGACTGCGACGCTCGGCTTCCCCTCCGCATTTACCGTGATTTCCCCACGTATTACGTGCCCCTGGGGCTCGTACTGGTTGTGTGCCCCCGGCGGCAGTAGTGCGCCTGTCGACGTCACAAAGGCATTGCACTCCCCGCAAAAATGAACTGGTTGCGAATAAATGTAGTCCGTAAATCCCGTGCCTGGGGGCGCGGGGCGGGAGTCGAGTAGTGTCGGAACGACGGAGCCGTCCACTACGTCTGCTAGATCGAAATAATAGGTATCCAGCAGGTATGGCGACGGGCGGTGGGCGACAAATACAAAGGATATATTGACGCCCTTGATGGTCACCTTCTTTAGCCCTGCACCGCTCGGCGTCATCCCGATGTCGACCTTTTTCCCGTTTACCCACACGAAGTTTTCTGCGACGTGTGTTGCGGCGCGGTAACGCCCCGCAAAGTTGGCGTTGTACGTGATGCAGTCCTTTCCATACTTAACGTCGCCTGCTTCTGTCTGCCCGTCGTAGCTCAACCAGTCCAGGAGCCCCCGCTTTGTTCGCCCCCCGAACGTGAGCGCGGCTTCCTCACTGTCGTCGTTTTTCTTCTTTTTCTCGAGCGAGCATTTGAGCGAGGGGGGGGAGCCGTTGCCGTCAAGATGCTCGAAAGAAGTCGGGGTCACCAAGTATTCGCCGGATTGCCCCGAGATACTGATATAGCTCTGATCGCCCTCGGTCCGCACGCGCACCAGCACCCCGTTGACATCAAACTGCTGCGACGCGTACTTGAGCCCCGTTGCCCGCATGGCCTTGATTCGGCTACGGGCGAACGGGAGGTACTCAGGAGCATCACACTGGGTGATGTGCGTCCAGTTGTTCATTTCAAGTCCAAGACTCGCCAGCGCACGACTCGACCACCAGGCGGGTGTTGTACCCAAACTCGCGCTGGTTGGCTTTGTATCCGTCCATGATGCGTTGCTCGTAAAACATCAAGTCCTTGGGTGCGCAGACGATCAGTTGCTTGAACTGAAACGCCTCCGCGCCGGACTTGTCCCACGACGCTTGCAAGTGGGCGGATGAGTGGCCTCCGCGCTTTAGGTGGTTTCTGTGAGCTGCCAGCCGCTTGTTGACATTGATGGACGAGCCGATATACACCTTGTTGTTCAGGGTGTTTTGGATCTCATAGACCCCAGCGACTGGCAGGTAGGCCATGCTTATTGAGCTGGGAAAGTGAATGTAAAGCTATCTATTGTATTCGGCGCACTGACGGCGATCACGATGTTCGACAAGTTCATGTTGGCCCCAGACACGGCGATGGAGCCGTCGAGACGCGGCAAAACTGTGGACAGCGCACCCGCGTCGACCGCATTCCCCTTCAAGCGGAACCAGCCCGCGGTGCCGTTGGCAACACCGTTGAAACTCCAAACGCCAGACTTGGACACAGCGCCGCCAGAAGCAACCGCAAAGGTCAGGCCATTGGTAGCAGTTCCAGGCGTGAACGCGCCAGAGTTAAGCGTCACGGTACCCAGTAGGGTGCCGGTCACGGCGGCATCAGCGCTTGCGGGTTGGGAGCCTGTGTAGATTTCGATCACGCCATTGGCAAAGGTCGATGCAAAGCCGGTGGTGCCGACCAGGTTGTCGCGTAGCTTGGTAGAGAGGCGAATCATTGAAATAACTCCTAGAAGTTGTTAAAGGCAGTGCCGCCTTGGTGAAGTGCTACGAGGTAGCGCTTTTGCCCCCCACTTCGCACGATTGCGCCCCCAGCGTGAATGCCGGGAGCCAAGCTGACATGGCGCTCTGTCAGATTTGAGAAAGGCAAAGCAGAGCAAACGCCCCGCTCTGACCAGAAAACGATGCGGTTGTCATCCTTGGCCCAATGCTGGCCAGGCACTACGCCATAGTCCGCAAGCTGGGCGAGTGCAGTGGATGTGTAGGCCATGATTCGGCTGTCCGTGCCAATCACAAGCCCTTGCTCATGGGGCGCCAACATGCGGACTACACCGGGCACCAGGAAGAAATCAGCGGCCGTGTCAAACAGGTGGAAGGCCATCGGCTGTGAAAACCACACCGCGGACTGGTTCAGGTCCGGGAAATACTGCGCGGCATACATCCGGCCGCCCCATGCCTGAATCACCGAGCAGCCGGAGGGCAAAGGCGACAACGAGCCGGTCATCAGCTCATGGCCCATGTCCTCGGGCGAGAAATTCCAGACCATCGGGCCGGTGGGCGACGCCACGTAGTAGAAAGTCGCGCTGTTCGCAGGCGTCAGGTACACATTGCATCGCAGCCCGGGAACTTGGGCGGGCGTGATCTGTACGGCTTCTCCCTGCGCTACCTCGATAGTCGTGAAGTCACTCGCGCCAGTCTCACGGCCATCCGACAGGGTATAGGTGATACACGCGCTGTAGGTACCCGGATCTAGGCGGCCGGTCACTGTCGCCAGTTGCGGGGGGTGCGGCTCTGCCCATGTCCAGGGCAAAACCGTGTTGTCGGGGTTGATGATTCCGCTGTCGGTGCCGTTGCTGTAGAAAACTTGGTCATTGACCTCGGACCAGTGCATATCCGCACCAGACAGGCCATCCAGCAACACAACGCCGCCCATGGTTTGAAGCTGGCCACCGTCCACCAGATAGCCGCGCCGGCTGTCAAAGGTCGAAAACATGCCGGTAAACGCACCAGCGCGGACCCGTGTGTAACCCCTGCGCACTTCAAGCGCTCCGGTATCGGTCACATGCACGTTGTCTGCTTGCGAAAGAAAGCCCAGACCGGCCCGCAAGGGGTCTGTGGCATTGTTCAGGCCCAAGAATCGTTCGATACCTGGGGGTGGTGTTCGTTCAAGCATGGCGGCATCATGCAAACGCACAGCGCTACCGGCAAACCTTAGTGGGGGTCAGCAGTCTTGGAAGCGGACCACGGCCACATTGCGCATCAATCGGCCCTGCTCGATCTTCGATTCGCGGCAGTACGCCTCAAACATCTGTTTGTGCGTTGCAGCCTTTACCGGGTCGTAAGTCTCTGTGTCTTGCTTGGAGTAAGCCCGGTACCGTACCCACGTCAGCAGGTTCAGGTGATGCTGCTCGTCAATCTCCAGCGTCCCCGCTGGCGTCAATGTCTCGGGCAGTCGGCGGGTTTCCAATGAAATGGTCTGCGCGGTCGCTGTCACCGGGTAGGCGCGCAGCGATGCTTTCTCCATGCCCTTGAACAGCGCTTGCAATGCACCTTGTCGGCCATCAAAGCGCACATTGCGCGCAACAGCCTCGGCCCGGGTCAGCACGGGCAATGGTTTGCCGGTCGCTTGGTCGTAGGCCCCCAAGATTTGCAGGATTCGCGGATTCAGGGCGTACCACTCACTGCCCGGCGTCAAGGCCAGCGTGAATGTCCGTGCGTCCTCAATCCCGAAGGTGAGTCGGCAGAATTCCTTTTGCGCGTCGTCCAGGTAGGTGTAAAACAGCAAGTCGCTCCACAAAAAGGGCGCTTGGGTGTCCGATACCTCGTCCCGAAAGACGGCAAGCAACTCTGCCGGGGTCATGCTGGATTACTCCGACTTGGAGATTTCAGCCCACACAGCATCCACTTCTTCGCGGCTTGCTGTGAAGCCCAAGCGGCCGTTGACCTTGGCAAGCGATGGGCGCCCGTCATTGTTGAAGTCGCCTTCTGCGCCGCCGTCCAGCATGTCGTTCAGGGTGTTGGTGATCGCTTGTTTGCGGTCAAACGCGGGTTTTTGTGCTTCTTGCACTTCCACGGGCAAGCCGGCCGGCAGTGCGCCGCGGGCAATCGCCTCTTTGTGGAATTTGACGTCCAGCTCAACAGGCTCTGCGCCAACGAGTGCCGCGTGTCCGCTTGTCAGCGTGATGTGAATGTCTTCGCCAGTGGTTGATACGAATTTCATGGTCGTGTCCTCTTTTGTCCAAAAAACCCACCAGGGATCAAGCCGGTGGGGGTTAAAAGCCCCGAAGGGCACCACTCAAGGAGAAACTTGAATTAGCCTTGCGTGAAGCGGGCGCGGTTCAGTACGTAATACTGGACCGTGACGCGCACAGCGCCTGCAGTGGGTACGCCACCGGTCTGCGCCAAGTTGACGCGGATCTGGCTGATGGTGGATGTGATCTGGGTACCCAAACCACCCAAGGCGGTACGGGTGCCGGCAGCGGCCTTCAAGTCCAATGCGTTGGCATAGCGGTTGGCCGTAGTCACATCGCCCAGGGTCAGTGTGTTGGTCGTGGAGTTGAATGGGGTCGTAATGACCACATCACCACCAGAAACGACTGCACCTACAGGCAGTTCAATGGCGTTTTCAGCCGTACCGTAGGCGGCAGGGTCTGCAAAATTGATGTCCAAGACGGCAACGATGAGGTCTTGGCGATTGGCGTTCTTTTTGATGGGCATGATGCTCTCGATTCAGAAAAAAGGGGTTTGTGAAATAGGGGCCGAAGCCCCTACCCTGCTTTCGATTACTGGGCGAAGTGGTCGATAGCCAAAACGCCGAAGTCCTGCACAGAACCGTTGTAGATGCTGTGGAACTTGGGTTTCAAGAGGCCAAACATCTTGTCGATGTTGATACCTTGCTGTGAGCCGAACTGGAACTCTTTTTCGTTCCACTCGGGCACACCAATGTCGGCCAGGCCCAGCGCCTGCGCACCGCACAGCAAAGTGCGAGTACCGTTCACCAGACCGCCGGCGCCCCACTTGGAGCCGTTGGCTGCGCCCTTGGTGTTGTAGACCAAGCGGTGTTCGTGCAGCACCACGCCGTCGATGGTGACAGTACCGCCAGTGAACCATGGGGAATCCATGCCCGCTTTCGTAGCCACACCCACCACGGCGCGCTGGTAATCGGCATCCTTCTTCAAGGCGGCCAAGGTACCGGGCGTCACGAACATGACGTAATGCTCTTTGCCCTCGGACATCAGCGGCTTGATGTAGTTTTCCTTCGCATAGGCCACGGCGTCCACAATCATCTTGTAGGTGGGCACAAAGCTGGAATTGATGGAGCCAGTCGCAGAAACTGCAAGGCTGGTGCCATCCCACATCAGGGAGCGCTTGTTAGATGGTCCCGACACGTCAGCCGCAAAGGCCAGGTTGGGGAATGGCGAATTCACGCGGGGTGCGCCGTTGTTCTGGAAGGCGAAGCTGATGCCGGACAGGGCCAAGAAAGCCAACTGATCCACGCGGTTAGCCAGCCAGAAGGACAAGCGGTCTTTGCCCATCTCGCGGAACTTGATAACCGACTTCTGATCGCTCATTTTGCCCTTGTTGCGGACAGAGTGGGTAATCAGGTCGATGTTCAGCGTCTGGCTGTAGGACTGCATCGCTTCCTCGTTGCCTTCGCGCTCGTTGTCGCCAATCACGCCGTCTTCCACTAAGTCAGCAACCAAGTGCATCAACACTTGTTCGCCTTTTTCGGTCTTGGTCAGCTCGGTGATGCGCTGAATGACGGAGTTTTCACCGCCAGTGAACTTCTTGATAAACATCTGGTCGCGGGCGGATTGCCACACGTCACGGGACCAAACAACTTTTTGAGCGGGGGTCAGCCCGGCGAAATTAGTAAGCATGTCATGCTCCAAAGAAAAGGGGTTGCATTCGTTTCGGGCAATGCGCTGCCATTCGCGGGAACATGACTACTAGGGGCCGTCAAGAGGCCGGACCGTTTAACGCCAGTCGTGGGGCGAAGTCACCGATAGAGAGAAGCGGGCGGGATGGTGAGTCCCGCCGCTGTGTTTTTAGTCCCCTCGGAGCCGCCGCTTTTCTTCGGCGGAGAGGTTGGCAAACTGGTTTTCATCCATTTGCATGACGTTGGTTCGCACAGCGTCTGCGCGGTTACCAATGCCTGCTTGTGCGCTGGCGGGCTGTCTCAATGAGTCAGCCGCACCGCGCTCCAATGCCTGTTGAGTGCGAGTATCTACAGCGCCCTTCCCTTTCGGCAATACCGGAGTGGGGGTCGTGCTTCCCTCGGGTGCAAAACGGGGGGCAATCTTGGCCACGGCGTCAGTCAAGGCCTGCGCAGGCGACTTGCCTTGTGCAATCGCTTGGTCCCGGGTCGTCATGATCAAACCGCGCGCAAATTCACCGTCCAGGGTGTCCAGATAGGGGTAATCGATCACGGCTTGCGTCGCTGCTTCCATCAAAGCGTCCGCCGCCTGCTTCTCGGTGTTGCGTACTTCAATGTCGTTGGCTGCCTGCGCGCGCAAGTGGGCGTTGATTTGCTTGCGGATCTGCAGCGCCTTGTCGCTGTCGCCGTCCAACATGGCGTCAAGGTAGG